AAATCGGTGCTTAACGACTGCACAATCTTATATGCTGACTTTGATGAGTTGCCAGAAGAAACTCAAAGAATAATTGCGAACATGATGTTCAATATGGGGCGACCAAGATTATCCAAGTTTAAAGGTATGAAACGTGGAGTTGATGCCAGAGATTGGAACGCAGCTGCAGATGAGATGGTTGATAGCACTTGGTATAAACAAGTAACTAAAAGAGCAGATAGACTTGTTGTGCGAATGAGGGATGTTGGAAACCTTTGACATACTCTCAACGAGATTGGGAAAGAACTGTAGGGTGGGGTAAAGTTCCACCAGAATATAAAATTAAAGAAAGCGATAAAGATGAAAGAATATATACACAAGACGATAAATCTCCCAGAGATAACAGCAAAAACAGCTGATGGTATTCGTTTATACGAAACACCAGAGGGTAATAAGTATCCATCAATCACTACAGTCCTATCTGTAAAGAATAAGAAAGGACTCTTTGAGTGGAGAAAACGAGTTGGTGAAGAAGTTGCAAACTATGTTGCACAAAAGGCTGCAAACAGAGGAACAGCAGTTCATCATATGTGTGAAGACTTTCTAAACAATATGTCTCTTAACTATCCAGACTCTTGGGCTAAACATAAAAAGAAGTTTCTACCATACACTCTATTCAAACAACTTAGAAATTCTGTATTGCAAAAAGTGAATAACATTTATGCACAAGAGTGTGGACTCTATTCTGATAAATATAAGGTAGCTGGTCGTGTAGACTGTATTGCAGAGTACAATGGTATTCTGTCAATTATAGATTTTAAAACATCAACTAAAGAACGAAGTGATGCTTGGAATGAAAGTTACTATATTCAGGCGTCTGCATATGCAGAGATGTTTGAAGAACGAACTGGAACTGCAATCAATCAAATTTGTATTCTAGTTGTAACAGAAGATGGTGTAGTACAAGAGTTTGTCAAAGATAAGACAGCGTATTTACCCTTGTTGTCAGATACCATCAAAGAATGGGAAGAAAAAAATGAAATGGTTACTAGTACTGATATCAATGAATCTGTATGATGATGGAACAGCAGATCACTTTATATTTACAAACATGAAGTATATCTCTTTAACACATTGTCAAGAGACTGCTAAAGTAAATTTAAAATCAATTGAAGCTACTGCAATAAGAGAATTTAATGGCCCTGCAAATCTTTTTTGTTTCAGAGAAGATAAGTTCAAACAATATCTTAATCAGACACCACCAACAAAAAAACTTGGTATTTAATATTGACAACTAACAATTACTATGGTACTATACATAATGAACTTTTATACAAACATATCCCAATGGGGAAACACATTATTACTGCGTGAAGTAGTCAATGGTGAAAGACAAACTCGTAGAGTTAAATACAAACCAACTCTTTATGCTCCAGTTGCAGAACCAACGGAGTGGAAAACTCTTAATGGTAAGTATGTAACTCCTATTCCTTTCAATAATATGAAAGAGGCAAAGGAGTGGGTGGAAAACTACAAAAATCAACCAAACATGGTACATGGTAGTACTATGTTCCCTTATAACTATCTTACGGAGTCTTATCCTAATACTGTAGAGTATGACGTTGACAAGATATTGATTGTAACGATTGATATTGAGGTGCAATGTGAGAATGGATTTCCTAGTCCAGAAGAAGCTGCAGAACCTTTTCTATCAATCACAGTAAAGAATCACCAGAGTAAGAAGTTTGTTGTCTGGGGTATTGGTAAATTTAATAACACTCGTGATGACGTAACTTATATAGAGTGTGGTGATGAGGTTCATCTACTTAAAGAGTTTCTTATGTTCTGGGAAAGACATTTACCAGATGTAATTACTGGTTGGAATACAGAGTTCTTTGATATACCTTATCTTTGTAATCGTATCAAGAAATTGTTTGGAGAAGATGAACTTAAAAGACTATCGCCTTGGCGTAGTGTTCACGATAGAGATGTTTTTCAGATGGGTCGTAAACATCAAGTGTATGAAATACAAGGTGTTGCACATCTAGACTATTTTGATCTGTATCGTAAGTTTACCTATTCAGCCCAGGAGTCGTATAGACTAGATCATATTGCATTTGTAGAACTAGGTGAACGTAAAGATGGTAATCCATTTGAAACATTCAAGGAGTGGTATACAAAAGACTTTCAATCATTCATTGAGTATAATATCATGGATGTGGAGATTGTTGATAGACTTGAAGATAAAATGAAACTGATTGAGTTATGTCTGACTATGGCCTATGATGCAAAAGTTAACTACATGGATGTTTTAGGTTCTACTAAGTATTGGGATATACTTATATATAATTATCTTCATAAGAAGAAGATTGCAATACCACAAAAGATACCTAAGACAAAACCAGATAAATTTGAGGGTGCATATGTAAAAGACCCTCAAGTCGGTATGCACAAATGGGTTATGTCATTTGACTTGAACTCATTGTATCCACACTTGATTATGCAGTATAACATCTCGCCAGAGACTCTTGTATCACAAAACAAGATACCAAAGATGACTGTGGATAGATTACTTGACAAAAAGTTTGATACTACACAATTAAAGAAAAATCATACTATAACACCTAATGGTGCATTGTTTAGGACAGACAAAAAAGGTTTCTTGCCTGAAATGATGCAATCTATGTATGATGATAGAGTTAAGTATAAGAAACTCTTATTACAGGCAAAGCAGGAATATGAGAATACTAAAAACCCTAAACTACTCAAAGACATTTCTAAGTACAATAATATCCAGATGGCTAAGAAGATTTCACTCAATAGTGCTTATGGTGCTCTTGGGAATGTTTGGTTTCGTTATTACGATCTGTTGGTTGCTGAAGCAATTACTACTTCTGGTCAGTTATCTATTCGTTGGATTGAACGTGATGTTAATCAGTATTTTAATGATTTGTGTGAAACCACTAACAAAGATTATGTTATCGCAAGCGATACAGACTCAATTTATATTACTGCTTCCGAATTTGTTAATAAGTACTATCCAAAGGGAGCAGAAACTCAAAGAATTGTCAAATTCTTGGATGACTCTGCCAGAGCGAAAATTGAACCTTTTATTGAGGAAAGTTATCAACGTCTGCATGAGTATGTAAACTCTAGTGAACAAAAGATGGAGATGAGTAGAGAAGTGATTGCAGACAAGGGTATCTGGACTGCAAAGAAAAGATATATTCTAAACGTCTGGGATAACGAGGGTGTTCAGTATAAAGAAGCACAACTTAAAATCATGGGTATTGAAGCAGTTAAGTCAAGTACACCATCTGCTTGTCGTTCAAAGATTAAAGAAGCACTTAGTATTATTATGAATGGTACAGAGGTAGAAATGAATACTTTTATACAAAAGTTTCGTGAGGAGTTTATGAATCTACCAATAGAGGAAATTGCTTATCCTAGAAGCGTGAATGGTGTAGATAAATTTGCTGATAATAAAAAAAGTCGAGACAGAATACAGAAGAAAATGATAGATCGTGCAAACAAGAACTCCGAGAATAAAATAGATAAATTAGGAACTTTAGATGGTACAGAAGTGACATATGGACTCTTTAGTTCTGGTGCTCCAATAGCTGTTAAGGGTGCTATTCTATATAATCATCTTTTAGAGAAACATAAACTTAATCACAAGTGGCCTTACATACAAGGTGGTGATAAGATCAAATTCGTACACTTGCGAGAACCAAACATATATCAATCGTCAGCTTTCTCTTTTATAACATCTTTTCCAAAAGAACTTGATGTTTATAATTTAATCGACAAAGAGGAACAATTTGAGAAGAGCTTTATGCAACCAATTTCTTTTATATTAACTAAGATAAACTGGTTAATTGATAAGAGCTATGGAACTTCTGGTTCTCTAGAATCTTTTTTTGAATAGACCCTTGACAAAGCCATGGCTTTGTGGTACTATAAATAGAATTACAAGTGTTTAATCTATTTCGATAGAATTTCGACTGTATGTTGAATTACACTTAATGAATCGGCTGTTACGACAGAAAAGCAATAATGCCTCCGATATTTGAAGGAAATAAAAATGAAATATAACGATTTAGACTTACCATATTCTATTAAAGAATTTGTTGCCCCAGAAGACTTTCACAAAGATAAAAATGCAGAATACGACTATGATGCCTATCAGTATAGGTTTGATCTATTAGAAGATACAGTTGTTGATGATAATACAGTTCCAAAGGGTAAGTATATGATAGGAGCTCACTTAGGTGTCTTTGATTTAGGATATTGGACAAGTTGTGCAAGCA